ATCGCTAAGCAATGGTAATTTTGCAGTGGGTGATATCGTAAGTTACTTTCTGGCAGCAGGGGCGAGTATTGGTTTTGTGGATAAGATGCCAAGCGGTTAAGCCATAGAGGTCCAGATAGTCCATTTGATGTAGCTGATTTTGAAGATGAAGAATCAGAAGACATGGAAGATTTAGATAGAGATGCTGTAGGTTACATAAGCAAAGCTGTTCTTGATGGAACTGGAGTATTAGAGTCATCTGAGTTTTCCCAACTACATAGTAAGGGATTCTTTATCTCTAGGATTGTTTGGATAGCAGTTGATCGACATTTAACAAACGATAAACGCATCGAACTAGAGGCGGAATTTGGCAATCCTGTCATGTGCCAAGAATTTAAATATGTCTGCAAAGGGTTCTTTGAGCGTAAAGAAGATGGGAGCTTTAACATTACCAGAAAGCCCTTTAATAGTCAGGAAGACAAAGAAATGATGACTTTACTTGAGAAAGCATCAAGAGCGGCATTCAAGGAGGTTCTTGAAAAATATGGTGAGTCTCAAAAATGACTAAATATCAGTGGCTTTATGCCGATTGGCTTATTCCCCTAAATACTATACGCTCAACGATGTTGTCTTATCAGTTTACCGAGGAAGGGGGAGAAGGTTTTCTCTTATCTCGCGTTGGGGAAACATTTATTGAAGGTAAATTCATAAAAAAAAATGAATATGTAGTATTTCGAGAGATGCCATTGGGAGGACATAAAGAAGTTCAAAAACTAGATTATAGTATTTTAGCATTTCGCCTAAGTCACGACAAAAAGATGGGACTTGAAATAATTAATCCACCAATAACTATAAGACCCTTTATTTCTAAAATGAGTGAAATGATAGGCTTGGGGATGATAGTATCCGAACAATCTATTGACCCTTTGCTGTGGGTAAAAGAGATAGAAAAAAAAACTGATAAGATTTGGATAACCGAGATGCAAGGCACAGGGATCAGAGTGTCAAACTCCTCAGTCGCAAAGTTTTTGATTTGCGGAGAATTAGATGTAAGAGAGGATTTTAAAAACTTTATTCAAGGTAAGAAATACTCTTTAAAGGGAGTGAAGCTAAAAGTAAGAAAAACAGGTATTTGTGAAGAAGATTTCACAGTGGAGCTAAAGGACACTGGCTCAGCTAGGTTCTTTAACAATAATCATACTTTTCTATACGAGATCGTTAGAGATGGGTTTGTATCTTTGCAGCGTAATAGAATATGAAAATGTCGAGGAGGTTTTTAGTTCTCTGAAGTGATTTATGAGATGTGCTAGTTTCATGAAAATCAAGCGATCTCGTAATCGGTATACTGCCGCGCCGACGGCAGTATGAAACGCTAACACAATATCCTGCTGATCAACTTGGGGGGATTGGAGCGAAGCTGTCACCAGGTGCAATAAGAAAAAAACTGAGCCTGAAACAACGTGATTACGTTCAAGATTATTCAAAATTTCGAGAATTCTTGAAAATTTCGCAAAAAATAGCCCAGGTTGAAAGCCTTGTTCTATATAGCTCTTAGGAGTTATTGCACTTGGTGACAGCTTCGCTTCAACTAGGCCAACCAGGGCATCCACCTGAAACCCTTCTAGATTCTGGCTCTCGGCGGCGGCGGGTCTAGGCACCGATACCGCCATCATCGGATTATCCACGACATACCCAGCCAACTTGAGCCAAGCGTAAAAACTCTTGAGACTGCTCAAGGCCAGCGCTATAGAATTAGGCTTAAGCTGACGCTCCTGCTCTAGATGCAGCTTGTAGCGCCGCACATCGTTCAAATGGATCGTTTGCCAGTCTTTATCAACCCAGTCCGAAAACCATAGCAACTGCTGCGCGTAGGTCTTCCTGGTTTTAGGTGCGAGATCCTTTAGGTCTAAAAACTGCTCAATGCGCTGCTGCCTGAGATTCCCAACGACAGCCATAGCAGGCGCTTCAGCTTTCGCACTTTCTGGCCATACCATCACTAACGTCACGGGCGGCACCCCGATCTGGTTTGATTCGACTGCGCCAAAAAGTCCTTTCGATTTCGGACAGAGATTCTTCTTTATGATTCATATTGCGTCTCTCTTCTAGCTTTATTAAAGGTAATCCATTGCCGTCTTCCCGCCATGCTCACGAACGTAGGCGAGGAATTGGGATGTCATATCCCCTTGATCAAAGAATGACGAAAAGGGGATAGAGGTCAGCTCCTGAATGTAGTCATGAACCCAGTTGCAGTTTACTGCTTGCCCATTCAGATCATAGCTACCATCCAAGGGCAAAAAGACTCTCCCTGACTCAATAGCAGGTGATTCATTGCTCAATCGAATCACTTTATCAACAGGTGGTGGTTCAATGGCAATCACTGGAATATTGGTGTCCTCCTTCAGATACTGAATTAGGTCAATTCCAGAAGCCTTGTCCTCAATTAAGAATGCTGTTGACTTCCATTTAGCATGTAGGTTGATAGCCCGCCGCCGTCGCTGTGGGGCATTGATGCGTTCTCTCACCACTTCTACTAAGTAATAACCACTGGCAGTCACAAACCATACGCCAAAGACTGTGTAAGCTGCAAGGTCAGAAACTTTATTCGCTGTGTCAGCACTAATGATGATGCGATCAGGCTTTGGTGCTGCCCTGAATGGCTTAAACCATTCCTCTTGGATGATATTGCCCGATTGTGGCTTGGGCGATTGCTGAAACAGGGCATCGAAAAAATATGACCCAATCTTTTTGGCGATTCGCTTCAGCTTCTCCAACGGTCTACGCTCTGGGCAAAGTGCTTCCCCAGTCGCTCTCCAGTCAGGCTCTAAGGTGCATGTCTCAGGAATTCGGTAAGAAGTCTCACTTTTGATGGCTTCCATAGAAACGACATGCCATCTCTCATGGGAGTCTGCGTCTTCATCCATTTCTTGCTTCAGCAGCCATCCAGCCAGATCATCGTCGTGCCATCTGGTCATAATGACGACTATCGCCCCGTTAGGGTCTGTCTCCGACCACGGCTCCTCACGGGTATAGAATGTGGACTCATACCACTCTTTCTGTTTATCGCGGATGGTCTGAGATGCGGCTTGTTCAGCGTTCTTGAGCGGGTCATCTATGATGCCTAGCATGAATCCCTTCCCCGTCAATGGGCCACCAACCCCAGAAGCAAACAGCCCCCCACCTTCTTGTACTGCCCACTGCTTTACGGCATCGGTATCATCTCGGCATACCCCACCAGATTCTTTATATAGGTCACGAGCAAGCCGACTGTGAGTATAGGCAAGGTCAGCAGCGTAGGAGCTGATTGAAGTCCACCACCGAGGATAACGGCTCAGGAAATAGGCAGGGAATAACTGAGTCGCAGTCCGACTTTTTCCGTGGCGAGGGGGCATGAAGATCATCAGTCGTTTGATCTTCCCGTCTGCCACATCCTGAAGCCGATCAATCAACTTGTCACAGTGTTTATAGAATCGGTAGCGAGGATCTACCCTCTTTATGAATTCTCTGAATGTCTCAGGTTTCCCCTTTGGAGCTGGCGCAGACTTAGGAGTCGTCTTCGGAGCCTTCTGAAACTTTGTCTTTATCACTGGCATTGGTGGCCTTCCCACTGCCAGCAGGTCTAAAGACATAAGATCCGTCCTCCATTAGTTCCAACTCACCATAAAGACTCAGGGTTGCTAGAGCAGTATTTAGATCGCTAAATAACCCTAAGTGTGCGCCTAGTTTCTCCAGTGCTTTAACTTTGTCAGAGGCTTTATAGGCTTCAGCAGGGATATTGGCAAACCCAATTTTTGCAAATTCTTTAAGGACTTTATCGGCGGTCACACCAGTTGACTTCTGCCGTTTTATCCTCAACTCTTCTATATATTTCTGCACGTTCACGTTTGTCATTAAACGTGCCGCAATCGATCCAGCCGTCCTAGCACTATACCCAGCTTCCTTTGCCGCCTGGGTTTGATTGCCGCAAATTTCTAATACTTGACAGAATCGCTTCTGTTTTGGGTTGAGGAATTTAGATGCACTCAACTGAGTTTATTCCCTTTTCTAGTCGGCACAAATAAGACTTGATACCCCATTGCCTCAGCTACAATGACCACATTTTTTACCAAGGTGGGGCGATCGCCGCGTTCTATAAATGAGATTGTTCTCTGACAGAGTTTGGTTGCGGCGGCAACTTCCTTTTGTGTCAGCCCTTGATCTTCTCTTATCTTGGCGAGAGTTGCTCCAACTCGTTTCTCAATAGTCATCTTAGCCAATTTAGAACTCCTAAGTTCTAAGAGTTACTTTATTTTTATCACACTTGATACCTTGAGTGTGTTGTAATGGCTCACTGCAATGTCATTTCGAGTCAATTATCTCGAAATTCAAAAACATTCCGATAGCGCTGACGGCGTAATGACCGTTGAGGCGATCGCCCGTCATCCTGGCGTCCTTACCTATTACAAGGCCGATGGCTCCGTTCGTCGTGAGCTAGTTCCATCTGATCTACTTCGCGGATTCGATAGTAACGGTATGCCGCTTGCTGCAAAGTTAGCGGGTATTCCTGTTTCTAACGAGCATCCAAATACCCTATTTAGATCGCTTCCTGCTGATCGCAGAGATGCGCTTAAGAAAGGAGAGGTAGGAGCAGATGGAATTGAGGTCTACAAGGATGGTAGTACCCTGGTTCGCTTTCATGTGACCGACGCTGCCACTCAAGATGACATCCGTTCTGGAAGGAAGGATGGCGTTTCGTTGGGGTATGAAGTTGGTTCAGTAGAGCGCGGCGGGGAATGGCAGGGCAAGCGTTATGACGCAATGCAGTCAATGCCTTTTGAGGCAGATCATCTTGCCGTGGTGAAATATCCACGCGCTGACCAAGCTCGAATCGTTCGGTTTGATTCCGACTCGGAAGACCGAATGGACGATATTGCATGGCAAAAAGTTTGTGATTCTAAAGAGGTTCCAATGGCGACAATCCGGCTTGATAGTGGGGCATCGCATGAAGTGCCTGAGGCGGTTGCGATCGCCTGGGACTCTATGCATCAAGACATGAAAAAGACTAAGAAGCAGATGGAAGAACTCGAAGGCGAGAAGGCTTCCATGAAAGAGGAGATGGACTCCCTTAACGACACGCTCGAATTCATCAATACTCGTGTCGATGAACTTGAATCGGCTGAGCCAGTGATGGATTCAGATGCAGTCACCGCAGTTGTCAAAGACCGTGTTGATGCGTGGATTGATGTTGCTCAAGCCATCGGTCAACCCATCAATTTTGATGCAGGAGGTATCACTTTTGACCCCAATATGGATGCGGCTGATATCCATAAATCTTTAATCTCTGCAAAAGCGCCTGACCTCAAGCTAGATGGAATGAACGCCGACATGGTGAAGGGTCTATATGTCGGTTTATTTAAGACTGATTCTGTCAAGGCGGTTGCTCCCAAGCTAGATGCTGCGACTACCCTTCAGGCTCAGCTACAGGCAGCAGTCCTCGGCGGCGCGTCTCCTCGTAGTGATGCGAAGGCCGCACGTCAGGCAAAAATGGACGCTGATCTGAAGCGTTCTCGTCAACCCATTCACGCAAAAACTGCGTAGGAGCGATAAATGGCAACTCTCAATACAAGTTCTTACGCAGTTCAAGGGCTAGGCGCGGATCAATTTCCGCTCAAGATGGCTCCTGCGCTGCCAGGGCAGGAAGTAAATTCTCGCGCACTAACCGAAGGGTTCACCCGCTATAACACTGGCTCAACCGCAATCCCTTCTATTGGGGATATGACCGTCGCTGGCACCATCGGCACTGCAACCTTCACCCTCACGTTTGTCGTAACCGGATTGGTCGGTGTCGCGACCACTAAGGTCATCACCTATACGGCTACCTCTGGCAATGCTGCTACAGATGTAGCTGCTGCTCTAGTCGCGCGAATTAATGCCGATGAGACGGTTAATGATGTTTTGGTTGCAACAAACGCGGCTGGCGTAATCAGCTTTGTTGCGCGTCGTTTCCGCAAGGTTACTTCGATCACTGGCGCTGCGACGGCATCTGCCACCCTGACGGCATCTAGCACCATCGTCCAAGAATCAACCCCAACCGAAATTCCTTTTGGTTATGTGGTTGGCTCTTACCCCAGCTTTGGCGCTGACCAGTGTTCTGCCATCAGCACGGCAACCAACCTCACGGTTCTGGGATTGGCACGGCATCGCTACTACGATACCGCTGGCTATCCTTACAACCCAAACAAAACAGGTCGTGGATACCCTGCTCAGCAGTTGGTTGATGTCCGCACTAAAGGTTTGTTCTGGGTTCCTGTTGCAGCCGCCGTCACCGCCAATACCGTGCCAGCTTTCCTTAACGCAACAGGCCAGCTTACCACTACTGGCGCAGGCAGCTCTACCGCATTCACCGGAGCGCTGTATAAAACTGCGGCGGCTGCGGGTGGCCTAGCGATTGTGTCCCTCGATCTACCTGCTGGAGTGTAACCATCAATGACTATCCCTATCGGACAAACTGTCTCCGCTCGTTTAGACGAGAACGAACAAATCTTTTTCGCTCGGCAGTTAGAGCAGATTGAAACAACCCTTTACGAAATTGAGTACCCAGACCTTAAAGGTCGAACTCACTTCCCTCTCAACTTTGAGGGTGGTCCAGCAATGCAGTCTTTCACGTATCGCGTGTTTGACCGCACTGGGGTTGCTCAAGCCGGACTCAACTTCCCTCGCGTTGGCATCAAGGCTCAAGAGCGATCCACCATCGTTAAGTCCATCACGGACAGCTACGCCTACAACTTCCAAGAAATCCGCAACGCAAACGCGGTAAACATGAGCTTGGATGATGCTCTTGCGCGGGTGGCGCGACGGGCGATCGCAGAGTACGAAGACGAAGCGATCTACATGGGTAAGCCTGACCTAAATATGCCAGGTGCCTTCACTCACCCTAACTTCCCCATTCAGTTGGCGGGGTTTGCGATTAGTGATGCCAGCACCAGTAAGCAGATCTTGGGAGTGTTCAATAGCCTTTTTAATCAGTTCCCTGTTCTAACAAAAGGCAAGCATCGCGCCACTGTCTGCCTGATGACGATCAAGGACTGGACTTATCTAACCACAACCCCGTGGAATGAAGCCAACTCTTCCAACATCATGATCATGGACATGATTAAGAAAGGGCACCCGCAGGTTGAGTTTGATTGGTGCAACTACTGCACAGGCGCTGGCGACAATGGCGAAGATATCATTTTCGCCTACGAGCGCACCTCAGAGAACATGCAGGTTCGTATCCCTCATGACTTCGAGACGCTTGAGACAGTGGGACCAACTCAAGAATATGAGTATGTCACGGGCTGTCACGAACGCTTTGGCGGTCTTCAAGTTCGCTTTGCCTACGGTTCTATCCTTTACCTGAAATAACCTATGCCTCTCATCGACTACAAGCCTGAAGTTCTGACTCATCCCAATTCCAGTGATAAGCGCGTGGCTCCTTTTGGCGCTGGAGAATTATTCTTTTCAGTCGCAGGGCCACAGGTCATTGATCGAACCCTTTGGAATAACACTCTCAAGTCTGAAGAGTATGGGGAGAAGATGCATGAGTATCTTGACCGTGGCGTTTTCGTGGTTCTGGATAACGATGACCATCCCTCCTTGAAAGATGACAACCCTACCAAGGCTGTTGCCCTGGTCAAGGATTGCTTCGATCTAAAGCTTCTTGAGGCTTGGAGAGAGGATGAGTCTAGACCCACGGTCATTAAAGCGCTTGAGGCAAAAATCAAGGATCTAACCCCTCCCCCATCTAAGAAGGAAGCCTAGCCGATGGGCAGTATTGTCTATAGCGACTTCGTAGCGGTTCCAAAGTTCAAAGGTTTTACTACCTCGAATACGGATGACCAAAACCTCCTAACTCAACTTCTTGATGAGTCTGAGCAGGATGTAAACGAAGAATACTATGGCTCAAAGACCGCCCGCGCCATTATGCTTCTCGCCGCTCACCGTTTCGAGCTATCCCCTGCAACATCTGCGGCGATCGCCTCTAGAGCGACTGGTGGTGCGGCTGCTGCGAAGTCTGCTGCGGCTGGTCAGCTTACTTCGATCAGTGTGTCTCATGGTTCAAATAGTGCTTCCTTTGCTCAGACAATGGGTAAAACCAGAGAGGAGTATTTAGTTCAAACCCTTTGGGGGCAAGAGCTTATAGAAATTCAGCGTACACTTCCTGTTCTAGGAAAGGTTTGGTAAAAATGGCAATCAAAATCTCTCGCCCCGTAGCATCTCCAGTCGTGGAGCAAGAAGTCACCCTCACTGCTGGCGCTCCAATTGTCCTCAATGATCTGGCATGGGTCGTTCCACTGATTCTAGGTGGTGTCGCTCCGGCTCCCGTCGAAGGGGAGAAGGGCAAGCCTAGCCCCATTCATGCCGCTGGTGTACAGATTCAAGCAGGCATCTTTGATGGTGGGGCTTCTGGTTCTGTCCTTCAAATCACAGTATCGAGTCTTGATAGTGTTGGAGCTGCCATCACCTCTGAGGCGCTGCCTCCTAGCACCATTCTGGGTAGCTTCCAGGTCAACCTTGACCAAGTGTTATCCAATGTAAACGTTCCCCGCCCGTAGTCTAGGAGTAGAAAATGGCTGATATTACAAACGGTATTAGAGCGGTCGCCGCCATGTCTTTCGTAGACAATGACACGGGCATTGCGATCGCACTTCAGGCCACAAACCAAGTCGTATTCAACCCTGGCATCACTCAGGAAGTCGTCTATGCTTCAAATGAACTAGGGACTGAAGTTCCCGTTCGTCAAATTAAGAGCCGAGAAGATCCCACCTTTCAGGTGACATTCCCCCGTAAAAACCTAGATGCCTTGAGTCAAGGGTTGAACCGAAAATGGACAAAGGCTGGCTCATCTACTCCAGTTGCCGCTCGGTATATTCGGCAATTCACCCCTACTTCCGCGACTATTGCCGCTGTAACGACAGGGATTGAAGGGTTTGACCTGACGGCTGACCCAGCGGGAGCGAAAGGTTCAGTGAATCTCACCGGAGTTTCTGAAGCTATGACTGTCGCCCCATTTGCTACGCCATCTTTTACGACCAAGGGGTTCGCAGTTGGGGCAGCGGGTGCGCTGAAGTTCTCGACAGACGTGGTGGGCAATCCCGTGGTGCTAGATATTCCCTACACCATCAACGGTCTTTACTACCTTGGGGAGCAGATTTTCTCGAATCTGAGCTTAACCTTCACCCTCATCATGGATGACTTCAAACTCATTCAGATGCGTTTCCCCCGTGCGTCGATCTCTCAGGATAATACGACCATCAACTTTGCTGAGGGTGGCATTCAGGCTACCTATCGAAGCATCTTTGATGGGACTCGCTGTGTTCCTTACGATCTAACCTATCTTGGTCTATCCCGTACCTGCTAATGCGATGCCTTAAGGTTATCTACCCAGATGGGCAACGGGTCTGGGTAGGGGAATGTCCGGCTGAATACCTTCTCGTATTTGGGGAAGCCCTATCTGAACTTTTCCAACTACAGTCTGAAATCGGCGATCCAATGGTCGCCTTTAATGACCCTGCAGTAGTTGGCCTTATGAAGTTTGTCTCTTCCGTCCTCCCAGTCCTCCCGTTTCGGCGGGAGGCTTTTTCTATTGACCCATTCCTATCCCCACTCGATATCGGCACGCTCTCTGAGTTTTTCTATGGCGCTGACTGTCGGGTGGCTCAACTTCATTCTCCAGCGGAAGATGCCACGCCACCGTTAGAACAGGATGACTACACCGTTGAGAACATGCCCATCTTGCCCAGTGGGAATGCGATCGCCGATCTACTCGCACGACTCTCTCGCATTGATAACTCAACCGCCAACGCACAGAAGCTCATGCAAACCTATGACATGGGCACACTGAATGCCCTGGTGCAGCAGGTAGGGGAATTGCAGCGCGACCCGAAAGAACGGTTTGAGGAGTACAAGAAGAAACGGCTAGAAGCCACTGTGCAATACGCTCAGGAGCATGATATGGAACTCTATACTAGAATCATGGGATTAAATACGGGAGAAACGAATGGCAATCAAACCGATCAAAGTTAGAGTCGCAGGTATTGAGTACGAAGTAAGCACCGTCAATGAGCTTGCTATTTTCCCGATGCTGCGGGTATTTGGGACTAACTTGGCTCCAGAGGACACGAAATCAAAAGAGTATAAGAAGTGGCAAGAGAAATTCCTGTCGCGCTTTGCCGACCCCACCAACCAAGCATCTGTCGCCTACTCCCTCCGCACCATCATTCCAGAACTGCCAGAATCAGTGGTGAAGTATGTCCTTTACAAAGAAGAGGGTGGCGATCGCCGTGAAGACTTCGTGCTGAACATTGGGGCAATGGATTTACTGGCCTTAGTGGATGCAATTAGCCCATTGTTGAATGCTCGGGCGGCTGAGTTGGAGGGACGACCTGTAAAGGAGAAGCCTAAGGGGTTTGGTTCATTTGTAGGAGAGCTAAAAGAATTAGAGAAGGCTGACATTAAAAAGCTGAATGCTCACGAACTTTCCGAGCAACGCGCAGCCCTCCAAGCCCAACTTGCCGAACTCGAAACCGTTTCTGAGGGATAACCCCATGACGACTGCCACACTCCAAACCAAGATGACCGATATCGTCGCTCGACTTGATAAGGCGTGTGGCAAGTCGTTTATTGCTGAAGGGCAGATATGTTCTAAGGAAGTGGTAGGGCGATCTACTAAGGGAGAGAACTCATCCCCAACAGCCTTAGCTGTCAATGATAAAACTCTATCTGCGCGTAAGCTTCTGACTGCTGGAGGTTTAATCGCATCTACCGCCCTTCTGGGCGTGTTGACAAAGAGTGGGCATGAGATCCTAACCTCAAAACTACCTGACGATGCAGTGCCACCACCAGAACCCCCAAAGGGTTTATATGACAGTTTTCAGTCTGGAGACTTAATCTATCAGGCCGTTGATTTCGCAGGAACTAAACGGGCGCACTACTCTGTTTATGTTGGCAAGGTGAATGGAGAGCATCGAATTTTTGATGTGTCTACCAAGAAATCATCCAGCGGCAAAACAGAAGGATCTGTCGCCGCAGCTAGACCCATTGATGAAGCTCATTCGACTGGCTCAAGCTTCCAGCCAGCCTCAAGAGTAAGTGAGGATGGGGAGCGTCCATCGGCTGAACAGCTAAATAAGATCATTGACCAACTCAATGGGAAAGACTTTGATTGGTCTGGGTTCAAAACAAATTGCGAGACATTTGCTAGGACGATCACAAATGATTTGCCCGTCTCCACTCAGTCTAAGAATGTGTCTCCATTGACGGCAGAAATTGTCTCAGGGTTAATGAGGGCAGCACTTCCAAAAGGCTACGAAAAACGTGCCATCAAACAGAATGAGGTTGCGAAAATTGTGAAGAAGACTTTGAACCAGGATGCCGCCATGAACCCCAAAGCCCAAGCCGCTCAAATTCTCACACCTATCTTCAACAACCGCCCTGTGACGGTGATGTCGGTGTCTCTCAGTCCCGAGGGGAATCCCGTTGGCGTATTCCGTGGTGAACCGCGCCCAGGTCAGACCCACTACTACACTTTCAATATGGGTCAGAAAGTCACGTTTAAGCGGGTGATGGTGAAGCGGGATGCAATGGATGAAGGTTGTGGCTGTACCGAGTGCGACAAAAAGAAGAAGCGCAAGGGTGAGGCTTTCGAGAAGGTTGATGCTGACCCATGTTGGGAAGGGTTTAAGCAAGTTGGGATGAAGCGCAAGGGGAAGAAGCAGGTGCCCAACTGTGTGCCAGTCGGCGACAAAGTTGATGCACGCCTTGATAAAAAGTGTGGGGCATCTGGTATCCCTGACAATGCGAAGTGTACGAAGGCTGAAGGGGGTGCTACTCCAGACACAATGAGCGAGGCGGAGGCGCAAGCCCACGTCAAGAATAAAATCGAGACACACTATAAAAAGCAAGAGGCTAAAAAAGCCCGATCAAAAGCCGTTCGCAAGCAACTTTTGATTCTGGGAGGCTTGATTGCAACCAATGCCGCCATCCGCATCGCATCGAATATAGCTGTCGAGAAACAGGTAATGCAGCAGCATGGCGTTGACAAAGAAACGGCTCGGAAGTTCAGAAAAGATGTCGCTAAGGCATATCAAAAATATGGGAGTGCAGGAGCCAATGCCTTCTATGAAGCATGGAAGCGAGAGAATGACCCTAAAAGTGCCGGATCTTCAACTGCTAAAGCATCAGTCACTGATCGGAACTGGAATAAAACCCTAGATGTGCCCGCAGATGCGACCCCTGCCCAGGTGAAGGCTGCTTTCCGCAAAAAAGCGAAGGAGACACACCCTGACTACGGTGGATCAGCCGCTGAATTTGCCAAGGTACAGAAGGCTTGGGAGTCAGCTCAAGCCCTCGGCAAGGTCAAACGCGGTGACTCCATTGAGATGGAATGGTTCATCAAGCGAATGGACGCACGAAGTAAGGTGACGGGGTAGATTGGGTACACTAAACCCGCCGCGCTATATCAACCCATGCTCAAATATCTCGCCATTGTCCTGCTGCTGACATCCTGTGCTGCGACTCCTCCGGCTGTTGTGGAAGCACCTTCTGTCACCCCAGAGGTCGTCAGTACGCCTGCCTCGGTACAGAAGCCTGCATCAGCTACCTGCACCAGAAGGTATCAAGCTCTTGACCTGGAGATCTACCAATACTGCGTCTTAGAGGGTATGAGCTACGTCACAGTGGCGAATATCATTGGCAATGCTGGGCATCCTGTCGCATCGGGAGGCGGATCTTCAACTGTGCAATGGAATGGCAGGACGGGAACGATGATGGCAACCTTTGTGGATGATCGGCTTGTTAGCAAAGCGCAGAGTGGACTAGAGCCATGTGTCAGCAATTGCCCATAGAATAGATATGCCTGCAATAGCATTAACTAGGAATCCTAATGGATAGACTTGCAGCCTATGGGTGAAGTGTGTCAAAAGCACAAGTACGATTGAGCAGACAGCAAAAAGCCCTCAACCAATTACGGTTGAGGGCTTTGCATTAGAAATGATCGTAAATCCATTGTCGCTGACGGGGTGTCAGCAGGTCATCATCATCCCCTGGTTCGTCAGGGTCTTCAAATGTTTCCCAATAGGCGGCCTGCGCTTGTTCCATACGGTCAAGCGCATCATCGTATGCGTCGGGCATATTATTCTCCTGTTTTGAGTGAATCCCCTAAGGGAAAACCCGCTCACGGACTCGAACCGTGATGCTGCCAATGCGGGTGGTTGGGCTAAGCTTCTACTGGGTAGGAGAGAGTGTAATCAGCGTGGCAAACTCCATAAGTTTTCCCGTTGATCTTGACCCAGCATCTGCCGCGCCAATCATCCTCTTCTATGTCCCAGTCCTCAGCAATTTTGTCGCCTCGGTTAAAGTCAGCCTCTGGTTGATAACCGCGCCCAGCAGGGACTAAGCGGTTATGCTCAATCATCAATGCGATGTTTGCTTTTAGCATTTCTTTTTCCTCTATGTGGTCTAAACAATTGCCACATCCCTAAAAGGGTTTGGTAGAGGTCGCTGAGAGGCTTATGGCAAGCAGCTTGGGTATCACACCCACCTTATAGGCTTTCTCTCTCGCTCTATTTCATTATACCATTCATGTGTACATGGCGGTAGTGGCAATATTCCCGAAGGAAATGCGAACGCCCCGAATCGAACGGGGTGAACCTCCAGTAGGCGATCGCTATGAAGTTTATGGGTCTAGATGATCGTCAGTTAATTTCTGCATATTCCTAGCGTATCTATCTATGTCTTTGACTGCCTCGCTTAAGTCAATCCTTGAGGCTTTCAACATTAGTTCATGGTTCGCGCTATAAACTGTTCGCAGAATTTGAGCTTTATTCATCATTCACTCCTTCCCCTGTATCGGGAAAATAACTACTTGGCAATGTGTGTGCCCCAAACGCTCCAGCCGCCTCACTTCTCGACGTGCTTCATGGATGTCCCATGTGTCGAGAAGTTCGCTGAAGCTGGTTGCGTCTGGGGTGATTGAGAGAATGGCGATCATTGTCTTGAGAAATGACCGACGATTTGTTTTTTCGCCGTTTGCTCATCCTCTGATAACGAGAACTGCCCATTTCCTTTAGTCTGGCTCCAACTCTGATCCGAGTTTTGCCAAACGTATAGACCCTCGTAGTTCTTGTTCGTTCGGTATTCAGAAACAGGAGTCATTTCATCCTCGAAGTCGATTTTGAAAGACCATCCTGTTTCGTCTGCATGGACTCCTCTAGTGAGGCTTAGAATCTTCATCTTCAATCTCCATTTCTTTACAACATCCGGCGAACCGGAATACCCACCCGCCGAATCGAACGGCGGCACCAAAGGGTGAACCAATGTGGGCGAATCAGTCTATTAAATCCAGATCTGCAAGGTTATCTCTTAGATTGATTGCTAAGGTGTCAGCCTGCTCATCTGTTAATCCAGACTCAGCCATCTGATAAAGATTTATTTCACGGTCTTCGTTGAGCCAGTTCAGATACAAAGTTGCTTCTGCTTCTGTTCCGTGCCTATAAAGGGTTTCGGTGTTATAAGCCGTAAACTCAAATGTGGTTTCCATATTTCTTTCCTGTACGTTAAATCCCCTTTCGAGGAATACCAGCAGGGGGGAGTCGAACCCCCATTCTTCCTTTAGACTGCGGTAGTGACCTTAAACTCAACCTTGAAGCTGCCTATGAAGCGCTTGAACGCCTTCACAACGGCAACGGCTAACTGGTCACAGAATAAACTAATGAGTTGAAGCATGGTCTTGTCCTTGAGTGAAGTATAAGTGCTTTGTGGCTTGCGTCCATACGGGTAGGGCTTACGCCTTTTCGCAGCTCAGGAGCCTCTTAAACTGCTGTTGCCAGCTTCATCATCAACTTAGCTTTCGTATCATTTTTGTGATACTGTACCGCGCGATTGCGGCACTCGCCCCGAAGGAGTCTTAGTTTTTGCTTTGCCTGTATCACCGCTGGCAGCGCGAGGCTTGCGGGGGCGGGTAGATACAGCTTTCGTGGCTTGCGGATGAGAGTGAGCTTCACTTGGAACAGGCTCTTGAAGAGGTTCCACAGTGGCTTGACCACTTGATTGACTGCCCACTTCATCGCTTTCTTGATTAGATTGAACATTGTATTTATCTCGTAATGTTTGTGTGATGTGCTGCTCCAGCTTCTGCTGGTTTGTGGCGATCGCCTGTGTAGTGATGGGCGATTCCTTAGCGGGACACAGCAGCCCCGCGATGACCACAGGTGCGGTCGGTGCTTCCTCCGGAGTGGAGAAGCTATCCACGAAGGTTCGCATTAAGCGACCTGCTTCGACCGTCCAGTAGACGGCCTCCATGCAATAGAATGCCACCAATAATGTGTGGCTGATTGCTGTTGACTTAAAGAAAGCCTTTGCCTCCTCATTGGTCAACTCTCCATAAGCTGCTTTTGCAGCCAATACAATTGGATGTGTCATTGTTTTAATCTCGTAATGTTTTAATTGGCCTACGGGCTTTGTAGTGATGCCCGTTTTGTGGCTATGACATCCATTATACAAGATGTGTACATGGCTGTCAATTGCGATGTAGGGGCGCGACCCCTACAGGCAGTCCTTTAGTCTGCGATCGCATCGAATGGAACGGTATGACACCCATAAGGGCATACCCAGGCGTTGAATCCTCCGTTATCGCAGGTTCGCTGCTTCTTTATCTTGTTCCATAAGATAGTGGTAGAGACGCGACCAGAAGCCTCGTACTCTTTGAATTTTTGAGTGTAGAGTTCATGGTTGAACCCATCGACCTCATCTGCATCCCATTCCGCTGCAATTACGCAGAGGTCATGGAATGGGAGTGCTTTAAGGTTTTCTCTAGCGTTTTCGTAAGCTTCAGGTGTGTGTGACCATTCCCAAGCCATAGTTTTATCTCCAGATTGATAGATAGTGTGTGCCCAGCCAAAACTGGGTTAGTGATGCGTAGCATTTTGGTTGACGGTCAGTGCTGAGTTTGATATTCAGCCCATTGTGTCGGCTGACTGTGCAGCGAATGACAAGTCGCCATCCGGTAAAGTCAAAACCAAATACGAAGCAAAGTAGCCGATCAAATTCGACTACAGATCCTAAAATCTGTCGTTTCATAATCTCTCCTGTGTATAAAATCCGGCGAACCGGAATGCGATACGCGGGGAATCGAACCCCGCCTGTGGCTAACCTGCGATCGCTGGCTGTCTTGTTTCAGACAACCTCATGTACTCACTCATTAGGTCAATGGTGGCTAACTGCCCATAGGCTTGAGCCATCAGAACCCAGAGGATACGCTTTGCCTCATCTGATTGGATTGAGGCTGAGTCGAACTCAGTCAATCCATTTGCAAAAGGCTTTGGATTGCAAGGGATTGAGTTTGCAAACATTGCGTCTTGAATAGACATATTCTGTTCTCCTGTTGTGTACATCCCTTTCGGGAATACCCCTAGCCACCAGTGAGGTGGCGTGATTCTCTCTAGGGGTTAATCAGCTAGGGTACCGTCATCGTTAAATGAGCGGTCTTCTAACATCTGAGAAATGGCTTCTCTGCTCGTCTGATACTCATATTCGTCTTGCAGCTTTGTTAGGCACTTGTGAGTAAAATCGCTTAAAGCGTCTTCTAAAAAGCGCTCTGCTAAGGCGTAGTTATCGTTCGAGTCAATGTACCAATTTGACCCGTCCGTTGAAATCGACGGAGTGCCGTATCGGTAGTTCAAACAGAAGTCACGGCTTCTAATGAGTCTGGCTACGCTGGTGTGTAGTTTGTATGTTGCTCTGTCCTTGGCGGGGTTCTTCTCTAAGTAGAGAGAGGCTAAGGCATCCCAATCTGCGTTCAGATCGCTGAACCCTATCTTCCCGCTACGATCAAGGTCAAATTCATTGGGTGTCCCACTGAACCCGTCGAATCCTTCTGAAATATCTTCGTAGACCCATTCCCACCATTCATTATCTACATTCCAGTCCCAGTATTTCTCTAAGGCTTTCCGCTTTGCCACCTCAGGAAGTTCGTTCCATTGGTAAATAAGCTTTGAACGTGTGACTAATTCAGGCATAACATTCTCCTGTGTAGATAAAATTCCCTTACGGGAAATGCCAAGGCGAGGAGTCGAACCCCAAGATCTCCGTAGACCTGCCAATCCTTAGCAGCCACCATTTTGACGCTAACGCTCTCAAGGTATCTGTGGCACCATTGCTGCGACGTGTTTTTTAGCGGCCTACGCTCCGCCCCTCTTTCGAGGTTGGGTTAACTCTACCCACACGCACCTCTGTTCTGGCTTGCGCTTGACCCAGTAGCGGCTCGTCTCTGGGACTGGTTTGATGCTCCAGTAAGCTGAGAATGGTTGATGCAGAAGCATTGCACTTCCTAGGGATGACGCGAAGCCTGATGTCCGAGCCTTTGATGGTAAAACCATTTCCGGTTGGGAGAAGTACTTAGGTCAAGTCTGTTACGCTAACTGCCTTTGTCCTCGCTCTGAGGTGCAGCCCGCACGACATCAAAAAGAATGGAATGAACCAATGCGGGAGACGTTGCACTCCCATGTGAACCTACGGATACATCCTGGGTGGATACAGGCTTGCAGAGGCAGGGGCGAATTAATACGCTAGTCTGGTTTAAGGGTTCCCCACCACATCTAAGTGGCTCCAGCCCGTACAACATTGGTCGGTGTGTCTGCCTTTGTAACGTGGTGGCAGACCTGCCCGCGTGGATTCTTACCCAGCCCACTTAGGCTGCATCTGACGAAAACTGTGTCTGCCTAACCATCGGCATGGGCACTTTATGTTTCAATTCCCTGCTCGTGGAACCCTCACATATTTAGACGGCTTGAGTCGTGCCGTTCCTATTTATTTGAGTCGTCTGGTCTGACGACCGATATCGATTATTTGATAACCTTGCCCACGGCACTATTCCCGTTACGTGTTCTGTTTTAGGGTCAAAGGTCAATGGCCTTGGGACGAATCGAACGCCCCATCAACAACCAGTAGGCTAACCCCGTTGGGGTAAATAATAGGCGAGGGGTCTACCCTCAACTGTGAACTCTAGAAGAGTTTGAATGTCTCTGGCAGCCTGTGCCGCCGTTGCCATGTTTTGTAGATTCATCAACCGCAATGCTGCGAATGAATCAGTCTTGGCACGAACTTTAAGTGATTGCATGATCTTTCTCCTGTACGTGAAATCCCATTACTGGGAATACAGACGGGCGAACTCGCATCGCTCTGACCTTCTAAATCGGTCGTCCGTAGCTTTTCCTGTTCCCTTATCGTCAACTCCGCTTCAGGTGGCTTAACCAGGTAATTACGGGTTCCAATGAACCGTTTGTTAAAGCTTGTTGGTTGTTTTTTCTCTGTTTCAACCTTATGTATACATAATAGCATATCCATGTGTACATTGGCAAGCATTATTTCGATATTTCTTTGATTATCTTTGAATAGCTTCGGAATGCGACGAGATGGCATTCCACCATCTCTGTCAGGTTGGTTACTGTTGTCGCTTTAGAGCGTTGCTAGGAATCGCTCAAATTCTGCCACTTCGTCATCTAGGTCATTCTTGGCCTTTTTCATTGCCTTGTGCTGAAGCATTAGGCATCTGATTTGAAGCGTCAGAAGCGTTTTGTCGTCATTCATGGTCGCTCTCCTGAATTGGTGATTGCTGTCTCATATCCGTGAGCTTGTCGCCATTTCTGTTCTCCTGAGAGAGCTTTGTGGGAGTCAGCCCCAGAATATTTGAGCCAGATACCGCCCAGCGAGGGCGATTTTATCCATAAGGTGAATTTGTCCATGATTGTCTCCTGTGTGTTGAATAATCCCTACAGGCGATCGCACAGTACACCGACCCGACCCAATGGGCGAGGCTGGTGGTTGGCGCGATGACCTGTGTGGGAATGCCCACCCGCCGAATCGAACGGCGGTGATTCCTTTGTGGGTTGCTAGTTGGGGGTTGAGACCTCCCACCACCCTTCATACGGCACTCCGTCTTCGGGATCTTCGTCCGTCATCCGAATGTTGTCGTTTAGTGTTCCGCTGGTAAATCCTTCCGCCATCATTTTGGCGATTTGATTGTCCGCGGTTTCTTCTAATGCAGGGATATGTTCGGAGATGATCTCGTTATCCTCGCGCCACCAGCGGTATGTAACTGTTTTGCTACGTTCAAGCTGTTGCATATTGTGTCCCTCTATCGCGTGTAAAATCCCATCACTGGGAAGACCCCCGCCCCGAGTTGAACGGGGCAAGCCTACCTGCTAGGCGGGAGTGTTGGCGTGAATCGCCCAATTGATGACCTCTAAAGAAGGGAATGGTACGCCTAATTCGCGGGGAATTAGCCGTTCTCTCCATTCCTTTCTAGTCGCGTAGGTGCCATAGTATTTGCCATTACGCTCAAGCACTGCGAAGTAAATCGCTTGCCCATCTAATGAGTCCGTGTAAGCCTCTCCACAAAGGCAGGCTCCATAGCCGCCCATGACGGGAGGAACGCACTCAATGCGCCACTGATATGTCTCGTAATCAATCTCATGCCATTGACGAGCATTGGCATAGAGATCATCACGAAGCTGGTCGTAAATGCTGGACATAATTTTTTCCTGTGTGTGAATAAATCCTCTTACGAGGAATGCCCATAGCCACCAGCGAGGTGGCGTGATTCTGAATCTATGGGCGTGGAGCGGATAGGTGAGCCTCGTCTACGGGACTCCAGGGAGCGCTTTTAAGGTCAAGGTAGTATTTTGCGACTGGCCCATAACGCTCTCCTGACCAAAACTCCCGACCAGTGATGATAAAGTTCCCCCACTGGACTCCATAACAATTGGTGTAGAAGACTTTCTCTCCTATCTCATACTTAAACTCAGGCATAATATTCTCCTGTTTGTGTGTAAATCCCCACGAGGGGAATGCGACCGGAGGGAATCGAACCCTCCAACGGCTTTATGCCGCCACAACCACGCGATCGCCTTTCGCTTCTAGGTGATGTGATGCCATTTTGAGGTAGAGATCAAGCATCTTCTGTCTGTCCTTTAACAGTGACCAACGGGGCATCCCAATGGCCTTCTCCATGTATTCCAGCAAAAGCCACTCAATTTGTGTTTGGGCGTATTCTGCAACCAGCGCTGGGTTTTTCCCAAAGCTAGGGTCACTTGGAGCAATGTCGTCAAGGATATAAGCAGTCGCCTCATCATCTGTGATGGGCTTATAGTCAAACCCATTCTCAATATGTTTTTTGTGGGATAAAACCACGAACTCCCGAAAGAGTTCATCATCATCACTCAGGTAAGCGAGTTTAGGGTCTGTGATGAGCGTGCATGGGTTATCCCCATGCTTGTCTTCTTTGAACCCTAAACTCTGGAAAAGTGGAATCTCATAAGCATCGACCTTTTGACGGATCAGCTTAGCAAGTGCCATTGCTTCATACAATCGTGAAGCAATACCCAAGAACTCTTGGGATTCAATGACTGCCTGAAGCTTTGGTGCGTTAAGTTCCATATTCATCTCCTTCTAAAAATCGGCTGAGTTGCCGAAAACCTAGCCGCCGAATCGAACGGCGGAATACCTCCTAGGTGATATTGACTTGACCAACGACATTGCCGTTACGGTCAATCAGTGACTGAATGCATGGGGCATCACCTAGCCCTCCCTTCTCGATATTATTAGCAAGATTTCGTAGAATCCTGCCCACTTCATCTTCAGGGAAATTCTCAAATGCAGCATTGCCACATCTGATTTCGAGAGTAACTTTGTCCATTGTCTTTTCTCCATAAATCCGCTGAATTGCGGAATCCCAGGATGCGGAATCGAACCGCATCTACTCCAACTGGGTTATGACCAGATGATTTGCCATCCGGTACGCTGCCAATCTAAAAGCTGTTGCCGCCATGTGTCAGCGGCTAACTTGTAGAGAATCTGAGCGTCTTGGTAAACTTCCAAGCGACCATCATTTGCAGCGCGAACTGTGAACGTCTTGTTGTAACGTGCCATTGTCTTTGTCCTTTTGTTTGGTGAAATCCCTTGCGGGAATAACGGAGCAGGGACGCGAACCCTGCTGACGGTCTTTAGCCGTTTCCGCTGAGAACCTGCTGGAATGCAGCAGACTCTTCGTGAGCATTCACATCTGTCAGTAGATCAACCGCCATCGCTGGGGTTAATTTGTTGGCAGCATGAACGCGATTCGTGAGACTAATGAAATAGTCATCTCGATCTTCGGGAAGAAACTTCTCAAGATGAGAGACATCATAGCCGTCATCAGCAAAGGCAATGATCGCAATGCTAATCGCATCGCTAGTTGACCATTCAATCGCTTGGGCTACATCTTCAAATCGTGTGAGTGTAATCATTTTATCTCCTGTACATTAGATCCCTTTCGGGAATGCCTATGCCCCGAATCGAACGGGGCAGAAACCATTTAGGCTGACTAAATAAAAAGCTGCAAATTCTTGTAAGTTTTTTTGGCTTTCTTTGTGTTTTTTGTCACAAAACGATTCCGCTGTAATTAACAGAATCGCTTTTAGTGTTCCGTGGTTATACTCTGTGCTTGGGTCAAGACCCCCACATCGGAGCGCCTTGTCTACGTTCTCTAAATAAGCTTTCTGAAAAACAGCGCTTTGGTTAAACGCATTTTCCCTCATGTCCTCGCGTGTACTCATTTTGTCTCCTTCTATAAATCCGCGTTATTGCGGAATACAACCGTCAGGACTACTCGAACCTGACTAAGACCTTCCGAATCGGTAGGTTGTAGAAATACCCCAGCTCCCTATACGCGGCACGCAATCCTCAGGATGACCAACGGGGTTATTCGGCGCAATCGCCTGCTTGTAAAATGCTTTGCGATTGGATGTGTAGTGCTTTCCTTTCGCTCATGTACTTATTATAAACGATGTACACATAGAATGCACCCCCTTTGGTAAACTTTCTAATCGCTTATGCGTTAAGATGTGTACATCGTTTCAACTATATATATTATGCCCAAAAAAGACAAGCAAAATGACATTTCTGCGCCTGTTATTGGAGTATTTGCAGACTCTAAGGCAATTACTGTGCGGTTGCCGAAGGAGATGGAGCAGTATGTGCTTGCCCAGTCGAACCGTAGCGCTTGGTTGAGAGAGGCTGTGAGGGAGAAGATGGAACGAGAGTTATCGAATGAACTTGTATCCATTAAACCGCATGGCTTCCGTTGAAACACGGTATCTTAAGAGTAGAATTTGGCTTAAACTATGCCTTTGCTCCTAAGACAAGATAATTTCACCGCCGCGAAGCGACCCAATTGTAATACTGGGGAGCCTTGCGGCGGCTCTTGTATTGACCCAAGGGAGCAGTGCAATGTTGAGCTTCCTCCACAAATCAAGGCAAAGGTGGAAGATCTGCGAAACTCCCTTCTTGGGACAGTGCCTGGAATTGCAGAGTACAACACAGCAAAGGCGGCAGTCACTGCATTCAATAATATTCGTAAGTCAGGTACTCGCGGGCAGCAGGCCATGTACTTGGGTGCTGTCCTAGTTGGTGCATCTCTGCTGGGCTATTCAAAATACCGAGAAAAATACCGAGAAGGCTTCCCCAACTCTGCTGAAGTGGCACAGCGCCGCGCCAAGGGTATGGCGAATAGCATTCCTGATATTGGCGGCAAGCAAAACATCATCTTTGCTGTGGATAGTTCACTGTCCAAGGGCGATAAAGGCCGTGGGGGTGGGTTAGCCGATGAGCTAATGAAAGATGCAGGCTTTGCCACAAAGTATCACATCACCAGCATTAAGCAGAATGCCCATGAGAACCCGAAGGATATGGACTCACTTAGTCCACGCGATCGCAAGATTGCTGAGGCGATGGTACCCATTAAGCAGGCATTGCAGAATGCTCGGAATGGGCAGAGCGATGCTGCGGTGGAATTGGCGAGTCAGATCCTGGCCTACAACGATAGGTATTCAACCCGCACGACGACGAAGGAGAGAAATGAGTACAACAACCTTGTTGACGTAACAAGAGGCTCAGACCTAAATATCAACGTCCTTGGGCATGGTGATGGAGGCATGGTTGCAGGCGAAGCAATGGAGATTCTAAAGCGGGTGCATGGGGGCAGCGAGCTTGCCAATCGGATCAACGTCATTGGCCTTAACACTCCCGATGGGGGCTTGACCGAGGCAGTGGGCAAGGTGAGAACTATTGCATCACGCAATAGCCCACTGAGCCTGCTGCCGATGAAGAAAAAAGTGACGATGGATGCGCCAGATGGGGAAGGTGGTCGCGCTATGCTTCGTAAAAAGGAAGTGCGTGAGTTCATTGATGGTCACTTTGGCGGGAATCCTGCGGATATTCCAACGGCGAAGGTGGAGGCTCCAAGGGCTGACGTGCCAGTTGCTGCGACCGCTCCGGCTAGTGGTCAGAAAGTTCTCGATTTACGGTCTGCTCAGCCGCCAGTTGCTGCAAAGGCTCCGACTCCAACTCAATCCACTTTTGCCCAGTCGTCCGGCGTGGCAAAGACATCAAATATTGGGGCATCATCTCAGAGCGATACAGAGAGGATTGCCATCTCGCGGACTCGAATGGTGAATTTCTCCAATGAGCTGCTTAGAAAGGGGACGGCAAAAGCGGAGGAGCTTAAGGCCAGCTACCCCGACCTTACTCCAAAGGAATTTGTTCAGGCACAGTCTCTCTATAACGCCCCGTCCGTAATTAAGCAGATGCTCAAAAGCGGTGATATTCAGCCTACCCCAGCGGCAAGAATTGCAGTCGAAACAAAAACAGCCAAGGATAGAGGTGACTTTGAAGACTTCATGACCGAATTGGAGCAGTTCAAGAGCGTTGACTTTAGCCAGCCCAGCGACGTTGACTACGTTGTTGAAGAGTTCAGGAAGTATAAGCAGAAAGCCCCAAACTTCAACGGCGATTCCTCGACGTGGAAGGCTCAGGTAAACCTGCTCAGCAAGCGTATTGATGCATTGAAGTTACGAGTGGCTTAAGACATTGAACGCCAATTCTGTTGTCAACTTAACGCTGTCCGTCACTGACCAGTTCAGTGGGGTAACTCAAAAGCTATCGGCTGGGATTACCTCACTGATTGCTCAATTCAAGACGCTGGCTGGAGCATTGCTGAATAGCTCCTTCGCTGTGCTTCAGTGGGGAAACAACATTGCGGGGACGCTGCTGAATGTTGATGCTCTAAACCAGAAGATTGGTGATTTCAAGGCACGGCTTAGAGGGGTTGGCGTAGACCTTGATGAAATCTCTGCCAGCCTAAATGACTTCAGTGCAAACAAACTAACTGACACCCTCAGTACAGCCTTCGTGCCATTGCAAGGCGTGGCGACTGGACTAGCCCCAGCCTTGGGAACAGCTCTCGCGGGGATTGGGACTGCGGCGCGGGGGATGTCTGCTCAGACCATTTCTGCCCTCAATACCATTGATGCGGGATTACTTAAGGTCTTAGAGAAAGCGGAGCGCATTCCAGCCCGTCTAGCTGCTGTCAGTGGTGGTATTGCAGCAGTTGCGGGGAATCTATCTGGCGTTAGAGAGCCGTTAACTGTCTTTGAGACGATTAGATCTGCCTCAACTGGAGCTGCATCGTCTATTTTTCAGCTTACTCAGGAAATCGGGCTGTTTGGGCTTGGCATTCAGGCATTGAGTCAGCTAGTTAATACTGGTCCATTCGCTGCGCTGATCGGGCAAAACGTTGAGTTACAACAGCAGCTTCTCTCAACTCAGGCCACTCTTGCCGCTACAAATAGCATTGTCAAAAATGGGATTCAGATCAAAGACCCGACTGAAGCGATCAAGGCACTAGCTCCAACAGTTGCGGCTGCTATCAAACAGTTGGAGAAAGGTTCGCTGGAGTTATCCAACGTCACATCAAAGGACTTGGTGCCCATCTTCTCTATTGTGGCAGCAGAGGCTGGCAGGATCGGGGCGAGTTTATCTCAGGCGACAGACCTATCTTTATCCTTTGCCGCATCCCTTGGAACTTTAGGTATCCCACTATTTCAGGCCAACCAAGAAATCAGGTCAATCCTCACAGGGACGATTGACTATAACAGTCGTTTGGCGATAAGCCTGAACATCAATAGCGCGATGGTCGCCCAATGGCGATCTCAAGGTGTTTTAGTTGAGAAACTGACGGAGCGGTTGAAGGCTTTACGCGAAGGGAATAAATTAGCGGCTGATTCAGTTGGCAACATTGGGTCAAACATTCAGGACATCGTTCAAATCATTCAAAGAACGGCTGGGGCATCCTTTGTTGAACCAATCGTTAAGCAGCTCAGGGAAGTCTTTGTTCTCCTCGACCGGAACAAAGAAGGCATCACGTCCTATATCAAAAATCTAGTCACCTATGCGGCATCCATTGGTGGTGCGATCAAAACCTCAATCGTCGCTGTTGCAACAGCATTGCAGCCCATTCTGGTACAGATACCTGAATACTTATTCAAGTCACTTGAAGCGGCGACGAAGGCATTAAGTGGTGCCATTGCAAGCACGATTACGATTTTCCAGCCCCTCATCACCCTCTTTGCATTGTTGGCGCAGGCTGCGGTCAGTGCAAGTGGTCCCCTCTTGCAACTATTCCTCCAATTCAAGACGCTCCAGTTTGCTATCGGAGCTTCTACGACAGCCTTCGGCTTGCTATTCCAAATCGTTGAGCCAATTGGGTCTGTCTTGTTCCTGTTGGCGGGACGGGCTAACGGGCTTGTGTCGGCATTTACTGCCTTGGGTTCAACGGTGGGAGTTGGCAGCGCTGGCTTCCTTCTCCTGGGACAGCGACTTAACTTAATTCCTGGGGCTGCGGCAAAGGTTGCATCATCAATCCCTCTCATTGGGCCAGCGATCGCCGCCATCATCCCATCTCTTGCTGGATTGGGAGTTGGACTGGTCGGGCTGGCAGGGAAGTTTCCAGTCTTAGGCATTGCCTTCAAGGATCTGCTTGCCTCTGCCCCACGTCTATTGGCATCTTTGAGTCTCGTCGCGGGTAGGGCTGGTTTTGCTGGCCTGAGTGTTGAAATCCTTAAGGCATCTGCCTCAATGACGAAATATGCCACCACTACGGCATTGACTACCAAAATAAATGAGCTATTTGCTTCTACAACAATCCTTGCTGGAGAAGCCCTTCGCGCACAGATTCTAAAGTTTGCCCTCCTAGGTGGGTCAATTGCCATTGCAGGTGTCGCCATCAATGAGTTGATCCTAAAGAATAAAGATTTACTGAAAACCCTTGCGGCATTTGGTGATTTCCTGAAGGGATTGACGGGCGTTATCTATAATGTCCTCGCCAGCCCCATCACCTATCTTACAACCGCCATTGTGGGGCTATCGGCAGCGATAGCCCTCAAGCTTCTCCCAACACTGGCACTCACTAAAATTGCCTTACTGGATGGGCTTCTGGTCGGCTTTGATAAATTGCTGCCAGCCATCCTTAAGTTTGCTGCGGTCATGTCGAGCTTAGGGTTCGTCCAGGCTGCGCTTGCTGCTCAGTCCTTTGGGATTGCCCTTGAAACGTTGGTGACATCGGCAGCAGCAGGCACACTGACCATCGGAGGGCTGACGACTGGAATCGGGGCAATGGCGGTTGCAGCTGCCATTGCATTGGCTCCATTGGCCTTACTGGTTGGCGGGGTGATAGCCATCGGGAAGGCGTTTGAATACTCAACAAACCTGGTAGAGAATGGTGGGCAAATCATTCCTGACTGGATAACTGGGGTAATTGATAAGCTGAAGGGACTAGGCGGTCCTCTTAATTTGCTGCCTCCTCAGGTTCAGATCCTCATTCGCGCTTTAGAAGAACTGAGTAAATTAAAGGTCGCCGGAGCGGTTGACCCGATCATTGCGGATGCTGAGAAGGCGTTACGCCGTAGTGAAGGGTTGACTAAAGACCTTGAGGCAGCCCAGAACAGAACTAATGAAGCCCAGAAGAAAGGTATCGCTTTAACCAAGGAGGAGTTGAAGCAAAATAATGCTGTCATCGCCAAGAGCAAAGAGGAAATCATTAGGCTTGATGGGCAACTCGACGCCCTAAGAGAGAATCTAGCCAAGGCAAAAAGTGACCCAGCAAAGGCAGCATTTCAGGCAGAAATCAATAAGCTTGAGTCTCGCCGTGACAAATTAGAGGTGGCAGACAAAGAGGGGAACCTAGCACTGCTCACTCGTCAAATTGCCTTTGCCAAAAAGGATATTGACAACCTCAAGAATCCTGAAGACAAGAAACGGCTTCAGGCGCAGATTGACGATCTTGAAGCGCGTAAGCAGAAGTTAGAACAAGCTCAAGCAGATAGTATTCAGCTCAAGCCTATAATCCTTGAAGATTTTGGCAACACTGAGAAAATCCTAAAGGATCGCGTCAAGGCTGCTCAGGCAATCCTCGATGCGCCTTTTGATGCCCAAGCGCTTAAGAAAGGGCTAGGGGAGCTAATTGACCTCACCCAGCAACAGCTTGAGCAAGGCACTGTTGATATTGAGACGGCTGTGAAGCGTTTCAAGAAAGCTGCTGCGATTGGGCAATTAGAGCCGGAAGATCGCATAAAAGCAGAGAAAGCCATCACTCAGGCTATCAAGACGGAATATGATGCGCGCGCGAGTGTCTATGACCAAGCGATCGCGCATCAACAGAACCTAGTTAAAGGTGGTCGGGTTGATGAGATTGAGGGCGAAAGGGAAGTTTCCCGCCTCAAGAAGGAGCAATATAAAGAACGGCTAGAAGGTGTGGCGGCTCAGATCCGCTTTGAGATTGCACTTCAGGAGCAAAGAACTGGTAAACAATTCTCTGAAATCAAGACTTTTAGCAGAGCCTATAAAGCACTTATCCTTGAGCAGAGTAAGCTTCAAGCGGATGCCAATGCGTTCGATCTTGAAGATTTCCAAAAAGTATTGGACAAAAAACTTGAGCTAATCCAACGGCAGACTGAAAAGATAACCGATGCCGTCTCAACGGCTGAGATTGAGCGCAATACAGCCATTCAGACATTGACGAATGCCAATAGCATCACCGATACCCAAGCCGCTGATCTGAAGGTGAATGTGACGCGCGATCGCATCGCCAAGCAGCTTGCCCTTGAGAAGGCATTCCAGCAGGCATTGCTTGCCCAAGAGAGGCCACAAGATCCAGTGAAAGCTGAGGAGTTCGAGAAGAAAGTTCGTGCTTCAAAGATAAAAACGGCACAGCTCGTCCTCCAGTTAGCTGAAGAAGAGGAGCGCAAACAGGCTGCGGTTGCACGGGTCATTCAGGAACAGATTGAGCGGCGCACCAAGTCAACGACCAATCTCATCACCCAACAATCCCAGGAATATCAGAAGCAAATTCAACTTCTCAATCGTGTGGGCGATGCGCTGGCAGCACAGAATAAGATTTTGGAGCAACGGCAGAGTCTATCTGGGGCTATATCAGGCTTCCTTGGCTCACAGCTCAAACTTTTGGCTGATACCTCTAAGACCGAAGAAGACAAGGCACGGTTTGAGAAGGCTGCGGCAGTGGAGCGGCTGCGGTTCCTGCGTCAAGAACAAGATTTTGCGCGACAGAAACTTGAGATCTCCATCCAGCAGCAGCGCCTACAGGATGCACAGGCATTACGTCAAAATCAGATTGACCAGCTTACCGCTGCATCTGAGCAGAAGCAGTCTGAGGCGAACCTGGCTAAGAAGAAGGTTGACCCGAAAGCATTGCCAGAAGAGCTTGAGGCTTTGCGGCTTGACCTTGAGGCAAAACAGCAGAAGATCTTGATTGAGCAGCAGAAAGGTATCACGCTAGGGGATAATGCCACGCTTAACCGACGTGGTGAGGGCATCCAGCGGGCAGGGCTGGGGCTGCAACAAAGAGCGCAGCTAGACCAGGCGCGGGTAGACGTAGCTAAGACACTGCCTAAAGACCAACAGGAGGGCATCATTAACCGAATCCGCAATGAGATTCTAACGGGGCTGGGCTTCACTCAAATTACAGCAGAGGCAGGCCGTAATGCCGCGCGGGAAGCATTGACGGGATTGGGACAATCTGGTGGCTCTCGGGAAGGATTCACCAACAACTCCACAGGAGTCAATACCTATGCACCTGACCTACGCCGTCTTGACCCCAACTATCGCCCTAAAGATGCTGGGGTTCTCAACCTTCAGGGTGCGGCTGGCGTGCGATCGCCGGAACTCCAGGGTTCTGATAAGCCAGTTACGGCGGTGTTTATGGATCAGCTAAAAGAGCAGGTTCAGATCAAACAGGCCATTGAGCTGATTCGTGCCCAACTGCCGACGCTATCGGCTCAACTGCTTACCCTTGCCTCTCGCCCTGGGGTGCAGAAGAATGAGCAAAACTACTATGTCCAAGGGCGCAATAACGTTTTAGCTGGAACGACACTCTAATGGCACTTTCATTCCCTTGGGGAACACTCCAAACCCTATCCAACAGCGGCATCACGTTAACGCTAAATTACGCGAACCTTGTCTTTAGACCATCTGGGAATGACAGCATCTTGTCTCAAGTGGGCTATGACCGAATTGAAGACCCTGAGTCTTTGCCATCATTCACACTTAACTATTCTGGAGCCACCCATAAAGATGGTCCACCCTATCGACCACCCTATAAATTCACATGGCAACTTCAGGAATTGACCATCACTCAGTTGGAGCAGGCCAAGGCGATTTCCCGTCTGTCCCGTGATGCCAACTCTCCGGTGCGACTGGTGGATCGATTCTATGCACTAGGGGAACCAACCCCACGCGCAAGGGCAGCAGCAGGGACAGTGCCCGTCGCGGGTGCGCCCACGGTGGCAGGCATGGTCTATTTCTTTCCACTGTTTGACCTATTGCCATTAACAATTGGAACCATCGTGCGGTATCAGGTAGGCAGTTGTGATGCACCGGAGTATCGCTATAAACTGGATATGACCGCAACTGAGTATAGCCCTGACCAGCCTGTGATAGGAGATATCGCTTGAGCAAACTGAGAACTTACAATACTGGCTCTATGATCATTTCTGAGTCGGTTGAGGATATCAGAAAGACCTGTCCCGTCAAAGTTTCTCCCGCTGAGAACAATGCAATTGTATGTGACATTAAAAAAGCGGAGGGGCAAAAATGCGAACGATGCTGGAACTACAGCACGAAAGTTGGTCAATTCCAGCATCGCCCTGAGCTATGTGAGCGGTGCGTGCAGGTCATTGACGATGGGATTCACGCTGGGCTGATTGCAATTGATGCGGAAGGTTATTTCTGGACTGACCTACGCCCTTTCAATGATGAAGCGCACCTTCCCATGTCAGATCATATTGAATACTGGGCTGAACGGTTTGGAGAGACATATCGAAGGGAGCTAGAACAAACCGCTACTTGCTGTTGCTCTGAGCCAACTTAGACGCGATCGCCTGGTTCACCCTATCGGCTATCACATTCCCCACAAAGATTAAGTCATCATCATCCACAAACAGAGGACTGTCTGGGGCGAATGGCCCTTTGCGTGCGAATAGCTCCATTATTTTGCCAGCATAGGCAAGGTCGCTGTAGATGTAGATGCCGCGATTGTCTATTTTGACGTTGTTGGTGAGCTGCCCAAAGAGCTTACCTGAGTCGATACCGAAGAGTGCGCCCTTCCCCCGTATACGACCGGACATTGCTTGTTTAGTCCCAATGGAACGACGAGCATAAGGTGTCTCTCTGGTAGCTCGACGGTAGCGATCAGCCGTCCGTTGACGCATGTAACGGTAGATATCACGGTAGATAAGGAGAATTCCATTCTGTCTGACCTCGGTGATCGCCGCTCCAAGGAGTTGATAGTCTGTGCTGTTGAGGCTAAAGATCTGTTGGGGCATTGGGATAATCCTTGGATGTATTCACGTTTCGATGCCCAAGAAACCTAAAAAAACACCAGTTTGCAGCCTCAACAGCATAAGGCTCTTGGGACTTGGCGGCTAATAAGTTTAGCCAATCATGGAGCGAGATTTTTATAGCTGTAAGGCCATATCTCCACACTGAAAGGTCAATTTGTTGGGTCATTAGCTAGTCATCCTTCGCAAGACTCTCCATCACATCTGCCCACTCATCCCAATCATTCATGACCATCCGCCGGATTTCACGGTTCCTTTGCCATTTCTTGTAGTCGTGCCAAGCTGCGCCAACAAAGCCTTGGATAAATCCCCATAGAGCAGAGAATATCGTCATAAATAAAGCGATCTTTAGAGCTTCCACTAAATCCATCTACAGATCCTTAATCAGGCTCAGGGTTGACCGCTTCCGTGGGCGTGGTTGATGCCATTCTTCTTGGGCTTTTCTGCTGCGACGAACAGAGCGGCTACACTTGGCAAGCTCGGCAGCAAGGAGGCTTCCTTTCTCGATGTCAATCTCTCTAAATTCTTGGGATTGAACGGTTCCTTTTAGCATTTCATCTTGCTCTAACATGCCTGATAGTCCAAATAATACGAAAACTCAAACTCCCGTACCACAACTATATTCCACGCCCCATCATTCTCGCTGGATACATTACGGTTCTGTTCAATATCGTTCATCCCAACAATGCGCGTAATTGGTTCACACAGGGATGGGCATACGCCTCTAGACCAATGGATGATGAGATTATCGATCTGCTCTCGGAATTGCCCTCCCGCAACTTGAGAAAGGGTGGGGTCATCCATAGAGAAGACCTTCCCGAGGGTGATTGTCCATGATGCCTTAAAGCTATCCCATGTTTGCTCTTGGGTGACTGACTCCCTTAGTCGAAACCCTGATCTATTATCTTCAGCGTCAATAAACGTCCAATTACGAAGCTGAAACCGATTCCAGTCAGTCGCAAGCTTGAGTTCCAGGTATGGGATTAGCCCAGTAGTGGGGTCATTTAGGATAGTTGCAATACTCGCCATTGATTCTTAGGGTATTCTGTAGGTAGTAAAAGGCAGGAAAATGTCTAGCTCCAACGGATCTCACCTACAAGCTACCACGACGCGACTGGATGATGTGCAGGCGTTGGTCAACCTTGCGACGGGGCAAGGTGTTGGTAGATATGACCCTAGTAATTCTGCGCAGATTGGCATTGATGGTAAAAGCTATCTAGACCAAAATACCCAAGCATTTTATCGCCGAAAACATAAGATTCTTCGCAAACTGATTGAGATTATTCCCAATCAGATGACATTCCGCTGGGGGCGATTAACCCTTGGTGGCGATGATGGTGATCCCAAAGTAATTGATGCCGTCGCGCAGTGGGGGGAAGATCTCGTTACCCGAACAGTCTATAACCGATATGTAGGCTTACCTGCGGCATTCAATGCAGCGCAGATTGAAGCAAACGAGACAGGGAATGCAGCTTTAATCATTCTTGCCGATGATGGTCAGGCCGACGATCAACCACTGAAGCTTACCAACATCAAAGAAATTCGCGGGCTGTACCTGGTCAACCGCTGGGCAATTAAGCCAGACACTCAGGGGATAACGTTCTCGGGGAAAGAGGCTGGCATCACCCATTACATACTGACTCAGCAACGGGTCATCAATCAGATCCGTCTTGTGGCATCCAATGGAAAGCCGCTGGATTTAGGCAATGCGAAGATTCACCGGAGTCGGGTGCTATGGTTCCGTGGGGAGGAGCTAAGCGATTATTCCTTGCAGCAGAACAGCGGTTGTGATGATTCAGTGCTTGAGGGCGTAATCCAAGCCTATAAGGAATACAACGCGGGGCTGCGGGGCGCAGGGCGGATGCTCGTAGACTTCGATTTCTTCGTGCATCAGATCGAAGGCTATTTCGACAAAATGATGGGTGATGGCTCGAAAGAGTACGGAATCAAAATGCAGGCGCGGCTTGAGGCTAACTCCCTGATGCGCTCCGCCTATCGTGGGATGACTATTGATAAGGATAAAGAGGTCATCGAGACTGTTAGCCGCTCGGTCGCTGGCTACTCCGACCTGCTTGAACAAGTGCTGAGCAATTTCCTGAGCAATACTGACCTACAGCCGTCTGAGCTGTTGCAGAAATATCCTGCGGGGCTGGC